AGGAGGCACTTGTAGCTATTCAGGATGGTAAGTTTACTATTCCTAAGCTAAAAGAGACCTTTGAGCTAACTGATTTACAAACTGCATTACTAGCATTGCCAGGGGTAGCTCAAGACTCAAAGATATGAAGTGGCATCCATCATCACTCGGAAAACTAATGACAGCATCTCGGACTAAGTCTGAGGTGCTATCTGAAACTACTAAGAGCTACATTAGAGCAGTAGCTAAGCAAGATTTCTATGGTTACAATGTAGAGCTGAATAACAAGTATATTAATAAGGGCAATCTGCAGGAGAATGATTCTATTGCTTTATTCAACTCGGTAATGTTTAGCAACTACTCTAAGAACACTGAGAGACTGAATAACGAATGGCTCACAGGAGAGGCTGATATAGTTCTAGATGACCAAATAGTAGACATAAAGACATCATGGTCATTAGAAACGTTCCCTGCTACCTCAGAAGAGGGTATAAATAAAGATTATGAGTGGCAGCTTAGAGCTTACATGATGTTATATGATAAGAACTATGCTACTCTATGCTATTGCATGGTCTCTACTCATCCATCACTACTGAATGAATGGGAGAACTTATCACTGCATCAGGTAGATCACATAGCTCCTGAGAAGAGAATCACTACTCTACTCTTCACTAGAGACCTGGAGCTTGAGGAGGAGATAAAGGTACGGTTGCATCACTGCACTGAGTACTATGTTAAGTATATTAATCAATTAAATAATAAATAAGATGAGAGAACATTTCAAAGAGTCTGCTTTGATTGCAGCCATGCAAGCACTAATACATAACAATCCTGGCATCAGTGCTAAGTTCGCTGCTAAGAAAGCTCAGGAGTATGCTATAGAGCTAACTTTAGTACAGTATGGTGAGATAGTATTTCCTGAGGATGATATAGATCCATTTACTGAGCAGGTAGTATGACACCAAAAGAAAAAGCAGATGAGTTATTTGATAAGTTTAGTAATGTACCTTTATTAGATAGTTATGAAGCTAAACAATGTGCATTAATAGCAGTTGATGAGATTATTTTAGAAATGGATAGTGTTATGTTGCCTAATCCATTTAAACAGTATTGGAACGAAGTCAAACAAGAAATAGAGAAGCTATGACCGAAAAAACAATGGCAATGATCCTGATGCTGATAATATATGGATTGATAATACTAGGTATGTATAATTTAATAACAACTATAATATGAATGAGTACAAAGTGAAAGGACTTATCAAAGTGATAGGCGAGACAGTACAAGTTACTGAGAAGTTCTCTAAGAGAGAAGTAGTAATAACAGTAGAGGATGGCAAATATCCTCAATACATCACCCTACAGGCTACAGGAGATAAAACATCTCTACTAGATGGCTGCAGAGTAGGTGAAGAGGTGGAGGCATCATTCAATCTGAGAGGTAGAGAATGGCAGGATAAACATTTCAACTCATTAGAGTTATGGAAGATAGATCTATTAACTGCAACTGCAGTAGCTCCTGCTCATGTACCTGATAATCCTGCAGATGATCTCCCTTTCTAAGGGGCAGAGCCTTAAGGACTTTATGATTAAAGAGACCAAGTCTAAGCTCACCCAAAGATATAAGCTCAGTCATTATGCTGAGGATATCGGAGTCTCTTACTGCTCCATTTGGAGATTCACCAATGGTAAGGCTGTTAATGAGCAGTTCTATCTCAAATGGTGGAAAAATTATCTAAAAAACTAATAACTTTTAGGCAGTCTTATGGCTGCCTTTGTTATTTTTGGCAGATGAACATACTAACCTATATCGCAATATCATGGTTTATAGTAAACTTTGAGCCATTACAGCTACTGATTGACTCAATCTTTAGCAAATTTAAGCCTAGCATTCTAGCAATGTATCTACATTCATCTGCTACCTGTATCAAATGTATATCATTTTGGCTAACATTAATTTGCACCTGGTCCTTTATTGAAGCAACTATTGTAGCATTACTATCGTTTATATTACAGGAATGTTTACAGAAGCTGAGCAAGTAATAATACAATATGTTTTCAGTCTACCTGAGAAAGAGCAATCCTATAAGACTCACTTATTAAAACTCAAGGCAATTAAAGATAGCCTGCTTGGTTATGAAAAGGAATGTTTCTGTGGTAGTGTGAGGAGAAAGATATGGCTTAAGGATTTCAAGCAATGGTATGAGACCTATACTTGATAACTACATATCAGCTCACTACAAAGAGATAAGGAAATATACTAACTATTTTCTAGTAAGAATGAAGTCTACTATTTCAGCTGATGCTGTAATAAATAACTCTTTTTTATATTTATGTAATATAGATATAGAGGTGACTGATCCTGGTAAGGTGAAAGCATATCTATTGAACACTATTAAGATGCAAATACTATGGAGTACATCACTAACTAATAGACAGGAGAGAGTGACAGCTACAGATAGTACTATGCCGATAGTGATGGATGATGATACTGATTTGTGGGATAAGATTAGAGATGATATGCAGTATCAGGATAACATGGCAGTGATAGAGACTTATAGAGGGAGAATTACAGATAGAATTAAGCTGATAGTATTTCAGACTTACTTTGATAAGGGATACAGTACAGCTAGAGCAATGGCAGAATATTTTAGAATACCTGTAACATCTGCTCATTATTGGATACAAGAAATAAAAAACGATTTAAAAAACTTAAGAGATGAAAATTAAAGATGAGTACATTGGCACTAAGGTGTCACACAAAGGAAAAAGATGCATATTATCTTCTGATAGATTTGAGTTCTTTCAATCTATAGGCTTAGGGCATATGTTTGAAGAGCCAACAGTATCTGAGCCTAAGGTAATAAAATATAAAGCAGTCAAAGGACCTATACCTACTCCTGAGCCTGTAGTAGAAGATACAGAAGATGGCACAGAAGCAGAGTAGTGTATCGTTCACTAGAAAGCCTAAGGTAAAGAGACCAGGTGTTCATGCTAAGAGTAAGACCTCTAAGCTGAAGAGTAGTAAGAATTATAATAAGAGATACAATAGACAAGGGTAATGGGTAGAACTAAACTAATAGAGACTCCTGAGAAGCTGATGGAGATATTTGAGGAGTATAGAGCATATACTCTAGCTAATCCTAGACATAAATGGGTGCTATCACAAAAGACAGCAGAGATGGTGGCAGAGCCTTTGAGAGTGCCTTTGACAAATGAGGGCTTTGAGATATTCTGCTATAAGAATTACTCAGATTGTCACCATTATTTTGATAACACTGATAATAGATATTCTGAGTATAGGACTATCTGTTCATACATAAAGAGAGAAATCAGAAACGACCAAATCAGTGGTGGCATGGTTGGTCAATACAATCCATCCATTACTCAGAGACTAAACAACCTAACTGAGAAATCAGACATCACTACCAACGGCAAGGATATCTCTGAAATCAAAGTTAACATCATCACTAGTGCAAAGGATTGAAATGATGTGTCAAGCTGTTGAAGCTTACATCTATTCTAAGAAAGGAGTAGCTGTAAAGATAAACAGAATAGCAATTATCAGTGATAGTAGGCAGATGGAGATGCTAGCCTATGCTTATGCTTATGCCAATGGAGATAGATAGTACAGTTATATTTCAAAAGAACTATGCAGCTCTCACTGATCCTGCACTAAGATTCATTATCAATGAAGGAGGGAGTAGGTCATCTAAGACCTACAGCCTTTGTCAGATGCTAATAGTCTACTGCTATCAGAATAAGAATAAGGTAGTATCAATCATTCGTAAGACATTTCCTGCACTAAGAGCTACAGTGATGAGGGACTTTCTAGAGATCATGAAAGACATGGATATCTATGAGGTGACCAATCATAACAAGTCAGAGCATATCTATTCATTCCCTAATGGATCTATTGTGGAGTTCTTTAGTGTAGATGATGAGCAGAAAATAAGGGGTAGAAAAAGGGATGTTGCATGGTGCAATGAAGCTAATGAGTTATTCTATGATGACTTTACTCAGCTTAACATGAGAACAGAAGACAAGCTAATCTTTGATTATAACCCATCTGAGTCATCCTCCTGGCTCTATGACCTACCAACTGAGGAGAGCATCCTAATCAAGTCTACCTACCGAGACAATCCATTCCTACCTGATAGCATTAAAAAGCAGATAGAGGACTTGAAGAGAACTGATGAGGCAATGTATCAGATATATGCTCTAGGGGAGAAAGCTATCTCTAAGAGTAACATCTATTCTAATTGGACATTCATAGCTCATAGACCTGTTAAGTTTGTTAAGTATGTAATGGGCTTAGACTTTGGATACAATCACCCTACTGCTCTAGTCAGAGTCTACTACTGTGACAATGATATCTTCATTGAGAAGATTATCTATGAGAGCTACCTCACCACTACTCAGCTCATAGAGAAGATGGATAGCTTGAATGTAGATAAGAATATAGAGATCATGGCAGATTACTCAAGACCTGAGATAATTGCCGAGATGAATACTGCAGGGTATGATGTGCATAATGCTAACAAGGTAGTAAAGAAAGGCATAGATAACATTAAGACATTCGGAGTATTCTGTCAGGAGGATAAGCAGATAATGAAAGAGTATGAGAATTATAAGTGGAAGAAGATAGGTGATCAGATCATGGATGAGCCTGTTAAGCTGTATGATGATGCTATGGATGCTATCCGATATGCTACCACTTACATCAGGCAGGAGTATTATACTGATGACTCTTACTATGCGTTCTAAACAAAAATGAATCCTAATGTAATATAGTTATGAGTGATACATTAAAAGAAATAGCAGATAATCTAGGAGTCACTACCATCAATGGTAACTACCTTAGTGGGATAGCTGATTACTATGGAGTGGACCTAGCTACCTCTACTGATTTAATGAAAGATTTATTAACAGCAGTAGGAGGTGATCCATCTACATCTACTGACTATCTCCAGGACATAGTGATAGAGTTAGGTCAAGATACTACAGTCAATGCAAATTGGATGGAGGCATGGCTACTAGCTACCACAGGTCCTGTGTTTAGTGATGACAGAATAACTGAGGATGGAGATAACAGATTCACTGAGGATGGCTTGTATGAAAGAGTAACACAATAAATAAATATATATAATGGCAAATAAAAAAATTAGTCAATTAACAGCAAAGGGTACACCTATAGCACCTACTGACTTAGTAGAGATTGCTGAAGATGATGGGGCAGGTGGTTATGTAACAAAGTCAGTTAGTGGATTACAACCTACTTTAGTAAGTGGTACAGACATAGTTACTATTAATAGTGCATCATTATTAGCTAGTGGTAATGTAAACTTACAAACTCCTTTAGTAAGTGGTACGAATATAAAGACTATTAATAGTAACTCTGTTTTAGGTAGTGGAGATTTGGTAGTAGGTGGTGGAGGTGGAGTCCATATATTAACTAAGCCTATTTCAGGTAGGACATATAATTTAAGAACAACAGGTACTAATGGAGGTATTTCATCAACTACTCCTGCCAATGTCATTGTATTATGTCCCTTTATCCCTGCAAATACTTTAACAGTTTCAAGTCTTCAAATGAGTGTAACAACTCTTACTGTTGGAGGATTAATAAGAATACTTGTATATTCTGATTTAAATGGTGTACCTAGTTCTAAATTAATAGAAAGCACTAGCTTAGATTGTAGTACAACAGGAACTAAGACATATACTGCATCTTATACATTTACAGCAGGTACAGTTTATTGGTTAGGGTATTATGCAAATGCGGCTCTAAATAATGTGTCTACAGTACCGGGTGTTGAACTGACACCAATATCAGGTCTTGCGGGTAGTTTTGGTGCTGCTAACATTACTGTAACTGTATCTACAACTTTTCCTACTGCACCATCTACACTTGGCACAACTACAGCTGGCTTATTTTCTGCACTGAATATAAATTTAATATCAGCATAATCATGACACAACTAAGAAATGAAATTTATGATAAGAACGGACTTGTTGAAGTTGTTTTTATAGAGGTAGAAGGACCTACTCAAGAGGAACTAATTGCTCAAAAAGAGGCACAGCTTGTTGCTATGTATGAAGAGTTAAAATCTCTGAAAGGAGAATAGATGCCTAGTACTACAATCATAGCACAGCCTCAGCAACTGATGCCTGCTTATAATCCTATTAAGTATATCATAGATAATACTAATAAGAATGAGCCTGGCTTCAGGTATATCTTTAGTATCTATCCTGCTACAGGCTCTCATACTGCTGCTACTTTAGTAGCTCAATATAGAGTGCTACCTGTATTCGGTACAGGGTATGGTGAGCAGGATATATCTATGCTGATGCAGTCATTGGTTACATATGATGAGTCAGGGATTTATAGTGGAGTACCATACAACAGCTCAGAATCATGGTATCAATATGATGTAGATTTGGGTTATGAGTATATAGATAATATAGACTATACAAATAGCCTACAGTCAAGTGGAGGAGGAGATGTAGAAATACATTTCAATGCTCATGGCTTTGTGCTAGGTGATCAAGTAGTAATTGTTCAAGCAGATGGAGGTGTAGCTAATCCTACAGTAGAGGGACTGCATACAGTATTATATGCTGATACTAACTTTTTTGTAATCAATGCTCGATGGGATACTGTTACTAATGCTACTATCAATGGCAATGTAACTTATGCTGATCAGAGAAAGACTCAGGTATTAGATGATGCATTAATAACTAACAAGGAGGTATTTAATGGGGCTTATAATTATTGGACTAATACCATTTATGAAGCTTCGACATTCCCTAGTGCTAATTTCTTAGGTAATACTCCTCAAGGTTTATTATTAACAACTAACCATCTTGAATTAGGTTTTTCTGCTCTTACTCCTACTACATTCTTAAATGCTAAATTCTATTACAACCTTAGAGTATATGGTGGAGATAACTATGATGTATATTGGTATGATATGAATAACAACTTATTAGACAGTGCCTCATTTACTCCTGCTAATGATGGCATTTATGCTGTCTTTGTAGGACCTACTGCAGCAGTTACTGAAGATTATTATGTATCAATTACTGGTGATATCGGTCTTACATCTGAGCCTTACTATTTCACTTATGATGACAGATGTACCATTAACAACCAACAGCTTATCTACTTAGATAGAATGGGATCATGGCAATCCTTTGCATTCCAATTAAGGACCTATGAGAAAGGACAGATAACTAGAGAGCAATACAATCAGCATATAGATGGACAGGTAAGTGGAAGTCAATGGGTAGGAGTTCCTTTGCAAAAAGGATTCAGAACTTATAACACTAATGTAACTAAGACCTTTGACCTTAATACTAATTGGATGGGACAAGATGATGCTACTAGATTTCAGGAGCTATTGACATCCCCTCAAGTATATTACTATTCTACAGATATAAATCCTATAACTTTTTGTGCCTGTTTAGTAGATGCTACAGGCTTTGAAGTATTCAGCCAAAAGAATAAGAAACTTATTAAGCAATCAGTGACTATTAGATTAGCACAGCAAGATCCAATCAATGGTTAGGATACAACTTAGCACAGGATACCTAGATGTCAAAGAG